TTTCCACCCAAAGAAACTTCTGCGGTTTCATCATTCGAATAAACAGACCCACCTTTTTCAGAATCCCAACGTGGAGTTTCTCCTCTTGCGATTGCTTCAAGATATTCAACAGGTTTTTTAGAATACACATCTTCCCATGTCATTTTGTCCTCAACCCATTCTTTACCTTGAGTTTCGTCTTTTGAAATTGGTGATGGATCGTCATACATTACCGTTTGAATTACCGTATATGCCGCGCCTTTTGGAGTTTTTGCTTTGGTTAATTCTAAAATAAGATCTCGTCCATTGTCAGAATCTGTAATATCACCTTTTGCCTTCCAAATTGGAATAATTTTATCAAGGATTCCTTCTTGTTTATAATTGTGTTTGAAACGCCAGAATTTTACTCCGTCTTGTTCGTTGTCACGATCAATAACTTTAACAATATAAAACTTACGAGCTTTGTATTGTTTTGCAAGTTCTTTGTCAGACTCTCTTCCTGTTGACATAAGTTCTTCATAAACCTCATTTAAAGGGGAACGCTCATTGTCATTTTTTGCTGGGTCATAAAATTTTTGCCATTTTCCATCTACTTGAACTTCGTGGAACCATACTTCTTTGAACGGTGAAGATCCGTCGGACGTTGGTAAGATTCTTAGTTTTCTTTGCCCTTGTTTTTCGTTGTCTTTCAAAAGAGCCGCGAAGTATTTCTTCATTCGGTCTTCAGAAGACATTTTTGATGTAGTGTTAGAACTACTTTGAGATTTCTCATACTGTTGTAAAACTGCGTCTAATGAATTTGTCGCCATTGTGTAATTAAAAATTAAAGGTTTATATATGTTAAAAGTATAATTGTATAAAAAGGTTTTGTCAAATAGTATTGTAAAAAAATTAAGGTCGAAATTATCGACCTTAATTTTTATGAATTAAATTTGTTTAATAAAATATCGTCTTCATCTTCCATTGGTTCGTTGAATGAATTTTCAATTTCAGACGGACTAAAGTTTTCCACTTCGTCTTGTGTTAGGACATACTCATTTTTTCCTGTTTTTTCCATTTCCTCTTTTTTATCATTAAAAAAATCTGCCAAGTTTTGTTTAAAAGGTCCTGAATCTAAGCTTCTAAGAGCTAGTTTTTCTTGTGGTGTTTTTGGTCTAAACTTATCTACTTTATTTTCTAATGAATCAATTTTTGAGACCAAGGAGTCCATTTCCGCAAGTTTCTCTTCCATTTTTTTTATTTGGTCAAAAAGATTTGTAAAATATTCTTCTTGTTTATCGGCCATAGTTTTTTGTGTATCAACCAAATCCGTAATATCTAATTCTTCCGTCCCACCTTCTTCTCCTTCTTCTTCATCAGGATCAACAAGTTCAACATCAGGATCCGCCTCAGGTCCTCCTGCTGGTTCTTCTCCTGTCGGAGGTGGTGGAGGTGGTGCTCCCGCTGCTGCCGGATCTGCTGGTGGTGCTCCCGCGGCAGCCGGATCTGCTGGTGGTGCTCCTGCCGCTGCCGGATCTGCCGGTGGTGGGGGTGGTGCTTGTTCGTTAATATATCTATTTATAGAATTGTATCTTGCAATTTCTTCTAATATTCTATCATCTATTCCCATCTCTATCCGTTTAATAATGTTTTTATACCTGATGTGGTTTCTACTTGAATTTTTTTGAATGTTTTCATGGTATTATCTACTCGTTCGATAAGACCGTCTTTCATTCTAAGGGTGTAGCAATCACCTGTGTCAAGATCACATACTTGTTTGGTTCCGTCACCCATGTCTTTTTCAGACACCCTTGTATTTTTTCCAAGGTAATTGTCTAATAAAATTTTTGTGCTCATAGTTTTTTATTTATAAATATCATGTATTCCATAAAATCTCAAATTTATTATAAGCTTGTCCAATTTCTTGTCTTAATTTATTAAGTTGATTTGCGTCTTCGGTGATTTTCGTATAAACATCAGGATTCTGGTTAATAGGAAAACTTAAAACATACCTTTTAGCAAGTGCGTTTACATACGCAATTTTAGGATCGTTTGGAGTTTCATTTATTAATGTGTTAAAATCTTCATTTAAAAGAACGACAACACCTGACACTCTATTTACCACAAACTCAACAAAATCTCTAATTGTTCTAAAACTTACAATTGGAATATTGTTATCATTTCCTCTTGATACACAAAAATATTTTCTATTTATAAATTCAAAAAATGAATCACCATATACTTCCTGTAAATTAATTGTGCTGTAATTGTTTTCAAAAGCATTTAGTTGAGATCCGTTTGAATTTCCTGAGTCAGCAAATGCAAAAGTAAATGTCATGGACGCAATACTGATTGCGGTGTCTCCAGTTATGTCATAATTTTTAGAAATTAAAACTGCCCTTATTAAACTTACAAAATCTTTAGCTGATACTGAAGTTGCTTGTGGAATTTCGACGGCGGTAAATCCGTTATATCTACTATTCAATTGATTTGCACAATCTTGATTTTTAGTTAAAGTATCTTCGGTTCCCAAGTTTGAAATGATGTTTGCCGCTTGGAATATTACATTGGTAGAATCGGCTTTAGTTTTTTCTTCGTTTTCAACAATTTTAGATTGTAATTTACTTAATATTTCTATGTTTAAAGTCTGTAAAAAATTATCAACAGATGGTAAACTATAGAATGGTTGTCTTGTTCCTGAAAAAGTTGTTTGGAAATCTCCTTCTGTAATTGTATGTTCCACACTTGTAATCATATATGGTCCTGAGAACATGGGGATATTTCTTATATTAAAATACATCATCGGTTGTATTAAGGCGCACCCCATCATATCAACCGAACAACCATAACTTCTATTTTTATATAAGTTATATAATGAAACCGATTGTGTTGTGCTTCTTCTGTTTCTATCAATATTCGCCATTTGATTTAACATTTCCAAAGATTCTGAAGTTGGTTTTCCTGGATCTTGTGACACATTAAAAGATTTAAAAATTTGTTGATTTTGTTTTGTGACATCCACGTTAAAACCAACCACTTTATTAGACTTTGCCCAATCTGTTTTATTAACTTGACTTTCTACTAATGGATTATCGCTTGCTCTTCTTAGATCGAATGCGTCGTCTCTATAACGATAATCAACATTGTCGTTCATATTTAAATGTTCGCTTGGTTTAGAAACATAATAACAAAGAAATTTTGGCGAACTTTGTCTATAATCAACATTCAGAAAAGTTCCGAACATCATATTTCCAACCTCTAAAGTTCCGTCAGGTCTAGGTGTTGGATTTTTAGCAGCATCTTGCACATTATAAAAATTAACATATGCCGGTAGCATAAAGTGTTGAAAATTATTTTGAACTAATATGGTCGTGACCATATCGAGTAAGGTATTTTTGTATGATGTGCTTCCTTGATTTTTATCTGACGCCCCATCTTCTAACATATCAATAATACCGTAGATATCCACAATAATTTTGTCACCCACATTTCTACTAGCCCTATCAACTAAAAGAACATCCTCAAATAATGTTTTACTTTCAAAATCAAATCCTGCGATCCATGAATCATTAAGGGCCTTGAATGTATCCCAAAGCTCGACTCTTGTTTGTTCTGTAAATCCGGCTTCTAGTGGAGCTCTAGTTGGTCCACCATCCTCTCCAACAAAAACATTAGGTAATTGTTTTCTAACTGCAGGTAATAAGACATTTAAAACATTACCAATATAAAGATTGTTTTGTTGTATGTAGTTGTCCATCAATTTATAAAACTTACTTAGATTTCCACTACTTGTCTGAATAGACAGGTTTGTTGGGTATCCCACCGGCGCTTGTTGTTGTGTTGTTGTGGTAGTTGTCACTTGTGAGTTTTGAGATGATGGTAAAATATTTACGGTGCTTTTAACAAATTGAGGATCATTTTCATTTATAGATAATGAACCAAAATAATTTTGAATTACTTGGTCTCTCAATTGTTGGTTTGTTGTATTTGATTGTGGAACATTTTGACCTTGCACAATTACCGTTAATGAAGGGTCTCGTAATACCGCAAACTTATATGGTGTGTTTTGATAAATTACTATTGTGTCACCATTTGTTAAAGTTGATAACTCAACAGCGGTTCCTTGACCTGTTGGTGATGGTGGAACTTGTGTTGGTGTTGGGACATTTGACGGATTAGTAACCGCATTTGTTGGTGGAACATTCAAAGGTGGGGGAGACTCTGGCATCTTAAATCCATTTAATTTTTGACTTGCATAAATCTTAATAAGTGGAGCAAAATCCTCTACATTTTTTTCACTGAACTGAACGTTCATATCGATAAAAAAGTCTGTAATGTATGAACCTGAGTTTTTGTATTCTAACTCTGGTATTTGTGAATACCCAACAAAGTATTCTAATGCTTCCCATGTTTTTGGATTTTGTGTCTTTGATTGTGCCAATGATACTTCAGGTGGTAAATTACCAAACTCATATGGACTATAGTTAATCGGATTTTCAATAAATTGTGTTGAAAATGTGTAGAACAATCTCTTATCAAAATTACTTGGGTTTCCGAATTTGAATGCGATGTCGTAATTTAAAAACCCACTTAAAACTTGTTGAAAGGTTGTATTTTGATTATCTATTGCCGATTGTAGTTTTGTTTCGGGCGATGTCCCTACAGGTTTTGAAACTTTCATCAAATTTCTCATTAGTAGATGAAAGTTTTGGTAACTTTTTTCAACATCAGGAACTTGATTTTGACTTTGTTGTGGTGTCACAATTAAACCATCTGTCGGTAAATTTGTGGGTAAAATATCAACATAATCATAAATTGATCGACTAAAATTTAAAAAGTGAGTTTCAAAATCATCTAATAATTGTGTTTCAAACGTTGTAAATAACTCTTCAAAATTGGTATAATCATCTATTTTACCGGAGATTAAAAAGTTTTGTTGATCTTTTTCATTATTTATAATTTGTTTCAAATATGTTCCAGGATCGTTTTTAACGAGTTTTTGATTATCAAACCAACCGTATTGAGGACAATTCCAAAATAACCTTACACTCCCATTGAAAAGGGATGGGTTGTTAGACAATTCAACTTTCATGTTTCCATTTTTAAACGCTTCTTCTTTTGCCTGATTTAAGTCGGACCCAAATGAAGGAAGAATATAGTAATTGTCAGGTTCTTGATTTGATCTAACTAATAACGACCAAGGTGAAACCCTCATAGTTCTAGTTGCATTATTTGGATCGAATCCCGGCAATTCAAAAAGATTTGAATTTGTTGTGTTAAACATTAAAAGTTTTTCATCATTCAAATAACTTTGTATTGTTGTAGATGAAATTCCTTGAGTATATGAGTTCAAAACTACGAATGACGAATTAGTTGGTGGGGCAATGTTTGTTGTTTGATATAAACCAACACCACCTGTTGTTCCTGATATTTGTGAAATGATTTGAACGTCACCGCTTAAAAAAGGTCCATTTATTATTGTTCCTCCCGATAAAACATTATTTGATATTTGAGTGACTTGTATTGGTGGGTTAATTACCGTAAAGTTAAAGGTCTGTGCCGATACTGAACTAACCTTACATACTAAATTGGGTGTTGATACTCCACTTACTATTTTTTGAATAGTGACTCCTGTTGTTGAGGATCCGCTGAATATCTGACCCACCTGAACAGGAGCGGTAGAATTATTTGTAACGTTCGCATAAGTTCCAAGTATAAATGTTAAACCTGAAAATGAGACGTTAAATGGTAGTGGTGTTGTATAACTTCCTGTTCCTCCAGTTACACCGCTCACTTGTCCTGTGATTAAAATATTGGCGTTAAATTGTGGAATGAAAATTGTATCACCACTTTGAATGAGATTATTGGTAATAGAACTAATCGTAATTCCTGTTCCGTTAGACTCACAAGTCCCTGTAACTTCGTAAGTTGTGCATGACCCTGATATGTTTAACCCAAAACAATTTCCGTTGTTTTGTGTTTGACCACTAAATAATTTAAGACCTTGGATAAAGACATTATAATCATCTATTAGTTGTGGATAAAATCCTGTATTGATTTCGGTAAAGGATGGTGTGCCGGTGGTTTCGTCTAAAACTAAACTTCTTGGCGTTCCGTCTATTACTAAATTGTATGTGTAAGTAGTTGCCGAATTTGCTGGATCCCAATTTTTTTTATAATTAAAATCGGTCCAAACATCGTCTAAAATGTCTTTACCTGTTTTTTTATAAACCTTATACCTGTGCCATATTGATCCGTATTTCAATATCCAAGCGTATGGTAATTTATGAACCGCCCCGAATTTTTTTAACGTGGATATTATATAATCCAAGTCATTAACACTACCATTACTTAAAGTTCTATATTTTTCTCTTAGGGTTGCTAAAGGCAAACTATTCAAAAATAGATAAGCCGCCAACTTATATGGTGAAGTTTCTCTTTGATTGTATCTAAAATTATTAACCCCCTTTTGAATAGCGTTTATAAAGTAAG